AGATCCGCGAGCTGTACGCCAAGGGGCAGACCATGCTTGAGATCGCGATCACCTACGGCATCAGCACCGCACACGTCTGCGACATCGTGAACCGCAAACGCTGGAAGAACGCTGAGCGGCAGGTGACGGCATGACCGACCCGATTAACCCACCCCACTATCGCCGCGGCCCAGTCGAGGCGATTGATGTGATCGAGGCTGCGGTGAGCGATGCGCCGCACATGGTGCCCGCTTACCTGCAAGGCCAGGCGTTGAAGTATCTGCTACGGATCTGGTGCAAAGGGAACGCCCTGGAGGATGCCCGCAAGTGCCGGTGGTATATCGACCGATTGATCGCCAAACTGGAAGGATGATGCAACAGCTGCCAGGTCTGAACATCCTCGATCGCATTGCGCTGCGCATCCTTACGCGCAGCCGTAATACAGGGCTGGTGGTAGTGAAGCCCTACGGCTATTCCTGCATCTACGTTGCGTCAGACGGCACTGATCCGGTTGCCGCCTACGTGACTGATACGCCGAGCGAGCCGGCTTCAATGCTGCTCGAGCGGATCTATCACCAGCCAGCAGCTGGCGAGGTTGAATGATCAGTTTGCACGGCGGCCGATTGTTGCTGCTGTGCAGTCGATCTGACCGCACCTGGCACGTTCGGGTAATTCTTGGCCCGAAGCCCGAACATCAGATCGAGATGGATACCGGCACCATCCAGCTGCAGCCAGCACTGTTGAAGGCGCAGCAGTTCTATCAAGCGGCCAGACGCAAGCTACGGCCTGCGGATGAGCCGCTGATGTGCTGGGATTGTCAGCAGTGGGATATGGGCAGGCAGCGCTGCGCATTTGAGTTGCCAGAATCGAAGAGAAGCGGTGGCCGTTATGCGGCCAGGTGTGAGCTGTATGTTCGGCACGGAAGTCATCAGCCGCACTGATCGAGATGGCGGCTATATCGAAACCCTGATGCCAGTGCAGGGTGAGGTTTACTACCGCAGCTGTGTCGGTAGTGTCTGCCGGTATTCCAGCGATCTGTGGCAGGCTGAGCTGTACCTCGATCACCTGCTGGCCCGCTGATGCTGCGCGATGTGCTGATCCTGATCGTTGAGTATTGGGCGACGTGTCTGATCGCCCTATGGGTCTGCAGTCGCATCCTGCCCTAGCCATCGCGCTATGGCCCATTCGCCCAACGCTGTCCAGAACGGCTGAGCGCGATACCAGTCAACCCATGGCTTATGGCCTTTGCTTGAGTTGCACGCCCAGCAACAGGCAACCATGTTGCTGCGCACCGTAAGACCGCCATGCGCCTTGGGGATGACGTGATCGAGCGTTGGTGAGCGGCCCAGCTGATCGCCGCAGTAAGCGCAGCGGTAGTTCCATGCCAAGAGGATCTGATCGCGGGCCGAGCGCCGTGTGATCAGGCGCGTCTCTTCAATGTGGTGTCGATCCACTGAGATCCGGCGGCAGGGGTACAGCGTTCACCTCGATCTCGATGATGTCCTCATCGTTTGGGATCCACTCGCTGAGTTGCGAGTAGATGTCCGCTGGCAGATCGTCAGGATCAGAATCGGATCGAATGATCAGCTTGGCGGAGATCTCCAGGTAGAACGCCCGCATGGGCTGGCCGCCGCTTGGCTAACGGTAGCGATCGCAACTGAGTCTCATGAGATTTCAGAATTGCTCTGGGATTGCAACGCAATAATCGCGCTAGCGTCCCGCGCATGACCTACATCCTCCGCATCGGCCCGTGGCACGTCGGGCCGTTTGACACGCACCAAGGCGCCCAATACTGGGCAGAACGCCATGGCTGCGACGATTACACAATGGTGCCGCTCGATGATCCAGCAGAGGCGCCCGCAGTGCTGCACCGGATGCGCATGGCACCGTTGGCGCATCCCATGAAAAAAGCGCCGGCTGCTTAGACCGACGCCCTGACCTCAGCTCTCCGATTGAACGCTAGCCCTTGGATGCAGTGACGCCAAGGTCTGCGTTATATCTTCCAGATTCCGCGTAGCTGCGCTCCACAGTGCCACTCACGAGGATGAATTTCATCTGACCGAACTTCATTCCGGGCCAGATACCGAGAGGATGCAGCCTGCGTTGGTTGCAGATCTCCATCGTGAGCCTGCTGCCATACCATCCTGGGTCACACCAGCCGGCCTCAGCGTGATCCCAGCCTTCACGTGCGCGACTTGACTTGAGCACGAATTGAGCGCCGACGTGATTCGGCAGGTTGAAGATCTCCCGCGTCTCAGCCAGGAAGAACTCGCCCGGCTGGATCAGATATGGATCATCCGCCGTGTGCCCAAGGATGTCCACCACCTGCAGCTCAGGCGTCTCTGGCACCTCGATCATGATCCGGCTGCCGAGCGTCACATCCAAGCTGGCCGGGTTGAGCAGTTCTTCATCAAACGGCATCACCATGGCGTGCTGCTTGCACAGCCGCCGGATTTCGTGGTCAGGTACCAGCACAGGTTTTGCGACTAAGATTTAGGTGCCCCAGCGGGTTGCCGCCCCTGGAGCGTGACCACCTGCAAGACCCAGGCGATGACCACCAGCGTAGAGGTGTGGAAGCCCGTTGTCGGCTACGAAGGGCTTTACGAAGTGTCAAACCAAGGCAGGGTGCGCAACCTGCAAACCACGAGAATACTCAGCACTAAGCCAAGCAAGCATCTTGGATACGTTCTCTGCAACTTGAGACGTCAAGGTGTAGTGCAAGGGTGCTATGCCCATTCTCTTGTACTTGAGGCTTTTGTTGGCTTAAGGCCAAGTTCAAATCATCAAGCCTGTCATGGCAACGGAAACAGAGCAGACAATCGACTGCAAAATCTTCGATGGGGTACACGTGCCGAAAACTACGAAGATGCCCGACGACATGGCACCAACTCAAAAGGCAATCGCCATGGCAGTGCAAAGTTGACTGAGGATGCGGTCCTAGCCATCAGAGCAGACAAGCGCCTGCACCGTGAAATCGCCTTGGACTATGGAGTCAGCAGGTCCCGAGTGACCACTATTAAAAACCGCAAGGACTGGGCTTGGCTGCCCTAGTAGTCCCATCTGATGCGAGGCCGCCCTTGGCGGATGCCTAGGTGAATGAACTGAGGCGCTGCATAGCCGAGGCTATAGGGCCAGTTTTGATCACACCAGCGCTGCACGGCCATCATGTCGGCGTCTTGAATCACGAAATCAACGGCGCCAACACCCGGCGCGTTGTACAAATGCTCCGACCCGCTGGCGCCACCCACTGATTTGTTGATCGCTGGTGGTCGGTAACCACTCGTGATCACGATGGGCTTCCCACCGAACTGCGTCCGCACGCGCTCGAGGAACGCTGCCAGCTCTGCTGCGGTGTCGATCTGATGCTGCGCGGTGAAACGACGAGCCTCCTGATCCAGCGCAAACTCTCCCAGTCTGATGTGCGGCGTGATGCGTGCAGTGAATGGACTGCCAGGGCGTAGCTTGGCGGTCTCTGGCTCGGCCGCGGCCTGATGCTGCCCCCAGAGTTTGCCCTCGGCGCGACGACGCCGCAGCAGGCCAGCCTCAACATTGGTGCCGGGATTGCGGTAGAGCTCGAGTGCTGCTGGCACTGCGGCCCAATCACGCTCACGCAGACACTTGCTGATGGTCTCGAATCCAGCGGAGCCGTAGAAGCCAGCGCCGAGGTTGTAGGCGAAGCTCACCAGCACACTGCGCTGATTGTCATCCATCACATTCCAGTGCGGGATGGTGGTGCGCAACTTGTCGGTGATGCGATCAATCTCGAGGCGCAGCAGCATGTCGGCCTCGATTACGTTGATCATGTCACCACGCTTGACGGGCCGCCCGTCGCTGTAGCGCGTGGTGCCGTAGCCGATGGTCCACGGATCGCCACCTGACAGCGGGTCAGGGTACGCGCTGAGGTGGCAGCCCTCGAACTCCTTAATCAGCTTGATGGCGCCGGCGAGGTCTGTCTGCTTGCCGTCTTGGCTCCAGGTTTGAAACCATGCGCGGTCTCTGCGCATCGCGGCGGCGTAGCCGTTGGCGGAGAGATCGGACTCGAGCTGCTGAATCGCGGCGGTTTGATGCGGCTGGCCCTTGTAATACTTGAAGAGCTGCTGCAGGGTGATTGGCGCGTCGTTCGCCATGATTCAGCGACGCTGCTTTGGGAACATCAGCCGCAGCGCTTGAAATAGAAGCTGCAGCCAGCTGTTGGATTTGAGTGGGCTGATGGCGATGATTTCAGAGCCAGCGGCGACGATGATCGCGACGACGGCGAGGGTTGCTGCCTGATCCATGGCTAGCGGTTTGGAGCTGCCTCCAACCTAGAGACACGCTGCTCTACCGTCGATAGCCGGGTGAATGTTTCCTTGCGATCTTCCTTGATATCAGTGTGAAGCACCTCGAGCTGAGAGGCGATGTGCTCTACAGCGGAGGTAAGGCGTATTACAGCCTCGCGGGCTTCATCTGACTTGCGACTGAAACCGGCAGCGCCCATGGCAGCGACCGAGATTGAAGCGCCTGCAACGGCGGCGATGATTTCGATCATGGCGCCATGGGGCTACCTGTCCAGCTTATCGGCCCTGACCGCGTAAGGGCTTCTTACCGCGGCGGCGTGGGCGTGAGTGCTGGCCGAATCCAGCGCGGGTCGTCTTAGGCGGCCCTGGCTGATGATCAATCCGAGCGGTGCCGGTTTTGGATTTCACTGCCATGGCACACCTGCAGCCTTCGACGGTGCGCGCTGCTCATCAATCTGCGCCTGCAGGGCGGCTTCAATTTCGGTCACCTTCTCAGCACCGCCGAGCTTCTCCTGCACCCAGCTGACGCATTGCTCAGGCGTGAGGTCGGCATACGGCACCATCGAGGCTGGATCAGCAGGCTCCAGACCG